AATGCGTAAGACGAAAAACGACATTAAGAAACTACAAGTTGCAGGTTTCTACCGTGATGTTGACATGGGTGATCCGGTTAGCATTTATAACGATGTTGAGAAGAAAAAAGCCGAAGAGCAGGGCTACTCTATAACAGATGATGACCGCTATCAATTAGCGGAAATTCAAGTAGATTATGTGATGCCGGGTGATGAGACCGAAGACGAGATTGCAGTTCCTTACATTATTACCATTGATCGCGGCACAGACGAAGTTCTTGCCATTTACAGAAACTGGAATGAAGATGATTCAACATATGCGAAGCGTCAGCACTTGGTTCAGTACGACTATATCCCGGGCTTTGGTGCTTATGGTATGGGTCTTATCCATATCATCGGCGGCTATGCTCGCGCTGGCACTTCTCTTATTAGGCAACTCGTTGACGCGGGTACTCTAGCTAATCTGCCGGGTGGCTTGAAGTCTCGGGGTTTGCGTGTTAAGGGTGACGATACACCGATTGCACCGGGCGAGTTCCGCGACGTAGATATCCCAAGCGGGTCTATCAAAGACAACATCATGACGCTCCCGTACAAGGAGCCGTCGCAGGTGTTGCTGGCGCTACTGAATCAGATTACCGAAGAAGGTAGACGACTGGGCTCTATTGCTGACATGAAGATGTCGGACATGAGCGCGCAGGCTCCCGTGGGTACAACACTTGCGCTGCTTGAAAGACAACTCAAGATTATGGGTGCAGTCCAAGCCCGCGTGCACAACTCGATGAAAGAGGAGTTCAAACTTCTCAAGAGCATCATCAGAGACAACATGCCCGAGGACTATGATTACGAACCCGCTGGTGGAGATCGCACAGCCAAGCGCGAAGACTACGACATCGTTGAAGTGATTCCGGTCAGTGATCCCAACAGCTCAACAATGGCTCAGCGCATCATGCAGTATCAAGCTGTGATGCAGCTTGCGCAGCAGGCCCCGCAGATTTACAACTTGCCTGTTCTACATAGACAGATGATTGAGGTGCTGGGTGTAAAGAACGCCGATAAGCTTGTGCCGGTTGATGATGATCAGAAGCCCAGAGACCCGATTAGCGAGAACATGGCGTTCCTCAATGGCGAGCCAACGAAGGCGTTCATCTACCAAGATCACGATGCGCACATTGCGGTGCACTCAACGTTTATGCAGGACCCCATGATTGCACAGCAGATGGGACAGAACCCCATGGCGCAGCAGATGATGGGTGCGATTCAAGCGCATATTGCAGAGCACTTAGCCTATCTGTATCGCAAGAAAATTGAAGAGCAGTTGGGTGTAGCACTGCCCGCTCCGAACGAAGAGTTACCTGAAGAGACTGAAGTGCAGTTGTCTCAACTTGTTGCGCAAGCGTCCGCTCAGCTCTTGCAGCAGAACATGTCTATAGCTCAGCAACAGAAAGCTCAGCAGTTGCAGCAAGACCCGCTGATTCAGATGCAGCAAGCGGAACTCCAGATCAAAGCGCAAGATGCTCAAACTCGTGCGCAGAAGACTCAGGCCGATATTCAGTTGGCGCAGGAAAAACTCAAACTGGATGCACAGCGCATGCAGATTGATATGCAGAAGGAACAACAGCGTGTGGCCTCGCAAGAACGTCAGAGCACGGAACGGGTATCTGCACAGGACCGTCAGGTTGCGCATAAGCTCAAGGTTGACCTCGTCAAAACCATGAACAAACCAACATCTACACCGAAAGGCCCGCCAAGGTAAATGATCACTATATTTAGCCCTGAGGAGTGCGCTTCGCTTACCGCAGCGTTTGATGCTGTAGAAGATAAGAACGAAGAGAAAGAAGTTTTCTACAAGAATAGCAAGGGAGTTTATAACTTACCTGCTTCGTTGGCGTACGTTGATCGCATAACCAAACGAGTACAGCAAAGATACCCCGGGGCAAAGTTTGCCAACTCTTACACACGCGTGTACAAGCGCCACAGTCATCTAGCCATACACACAGATCGACAGGAGTTAGATATTTCGATGAGCGTGTGCATCGAGGATAAGAATAATCTTGAGTGGCCGTTGTGCATTAGTACTGGCACATATAGTGGCAAAGAATGGGATAACTCTGCGGATCCTGCGCACTTTAAAGAAGATTACCTAGGCGTGGTGCTGCCGCTGGGTCAGGGCGCACTTATGGAGGGGCGTAAACACCCTCATTGGCGGGATGAGCTGCTCTGCGGAGAAGCGCAAAGAGCAGTGTATGTGTTCTATCACTGGACTTTAGAGGTCGAAGAAAAAGATAAATCCAAGGTGTTATTTAAGAGTAATAGCCCAGAAGCTACAGTTTTTGGGAATTTCTTGGACGAAAAAGAGTGCGCTGAGATTATTGCGCAGGCTAGTACAAAACTCTTTGCGTCACAAGTAGTGGAGAGTAACACCGGAGAGTCTGTTCCTCATGAAAACAGAACAAGCTGGGGAGCGTCTTTCAACAGGGGAGAAACACCCCTAATAAGCGAAATTGAACGCAGGATTGCAAAAATCACGGGAATACCGGTCGAAAACGGGGAGGGAATTCAGGTTTTGCGATACGAATTAGGGCAAGAGTACAAGCCTCACTATGACTATTTTCCTGACGATCAGCCCGGTTCAAGTGTCCATACGGCACGCGGTGGCCAGCGTATAGCGACAATTCTTATGTATCTCAGTACTCCTGAAGAGGGCGGCGCAACTATATTTCCCGACGCGGATATGGAAGTTGCGGCTGTAGAGGGCAACGCGTTGTTGTTTAGATACAACACCCCCACGCAGGATACTAAAACTTTGCACGGCGGCGCTCCTGTCAAAAAAGGCGTCAAATGGGTGGCCACTAAATGGCTACGGGTAAACACCTACTAAGGACTGATATGACAGAAGCAGATGTACTAAAGAAACAGAACGACGAGTTTCGCCAGCAGGCGATTAACAAACTGATATCCGGGGCAGTTAAAGACTATCCTGAATACAGAGAATTGGTTGGTGTTATTAGGGGTCTTGACCATGCCAATTACAACCTTCAAGACCTCAAACAACGTATGGAAAGATTAAATGATGAGTGAAATCCTAGTAAGCCAAGACGGTGCCACAGCCACTGTACTTCCCGCGACGGCTGAAGAGAAAGCAAAACAGGTTCCTGATCCTGTTACTTTTCACATTCTTTGTATGCTCCCTAAAGCAGCAGAAGAATTTACCGAAACCGGTATTCTTAAGTCAGCAACTGCCATGTATCACGAGGAGCTCCTCTCCCCTGTGTTATTCGTTGCAAAGCTTGGACCCGACTCGTTTAAAGATGAAAAGCGTTTTCCTTCTGGACCTTCATGCCAAGTTGGGGATTTCATTATCACCCGCCCAAATACTGGTACCCGTATGAAAATACACGGTACAGAGTGGCGTTTGATTAGTGACGACTCGATTGAAGCTGTTGTGCAAGACCCTCGCGGTATTCAACGTCCATAAGGAGAAATCATGGCCACATTTGAAAAAACTGAGTTTACATTCCCAGATGAGAAGGAAGAGGCTGAGAAAAATGCAAACCAGCTTCTAAAAGACGACGATATCGAGATTGAAATTGTCGACAACACGCCTCCATCAGACCGCAATCGCGCTCCCTTGGATACTCCCCCCGAAGAGGTTACAGACGAAGAACTTGATAAATACACTGATGTCAAGCTCAAAGAACGTCTAGCCAAACTGGGTAAGGGGTATCACGACGAACGCCGCGCCAAAGAAGCCGCCTTCCGGGAAAAGGAAGAGGCTATCCGCATGACGCAGTCGGTTGTTGAGGAGAACAAGAAGCTAAAAGGTTCGCTAAACACGAACCAAGAAGTTCTCTTGGAGCAGGCTAAAAAAGTTGTAGCCAATGACCTCGACAAAGCCAAAATCAAATACAAGGCGGCGTATGAGTCAGGAGACTCCGAGGCCATGGTTGAGGCGCAGGAAGAGCTAACCGTAGCCCGGATGAAAGTCGAGCGCGTAAATAGTTTTAAGCCTACCCCTTTACAAGAAGAAAAAAATGAGGTACAAAACACACAATTCACGCAAGCACCCCCTGTGGACCGCAAAGCCGAGGCTTGGAAAGATTCCAATCCGTGGTTTGGCAAAGATAGGGAAATGACCGGTTATGCGTTTGCGTTGCATGAAAAACTGGTCGTAGAGGATGGCATTGATCCTAGTTCGGATGAGTATTACCGGAAACTCAACGGACGGATTCGCCAAGTGTTTCCAGAGAAGTTTAACTCTGGGGATTCCGCTGATGCACAAACATCTCAGCGCTCAAGTAAATCAAACGTAGTTGCACCTGCGACGAGAAGTACTGCACCACGAAAAATCGTACTTTCACCGGACCAAGTGCGCATGGCAAATAGGCTTGGAGTCCCATTAAAACTCTATGCCGAGAAAGTTGCTGAACAAGAGAGGAATAAAAATGGCTGAACAAAATCGAATGAACCGCGCTTTAGAGACTCGTGAAAAAGAAGCAAGACCCGTTGCAAAGTGGGCTCCTGCCGAATTACTCCCGCACGTTGATGAAGAACCCGGTTATGCAATGAGATGGATTCGCACCAGTATGGGTGGTGTAGGTGACGCCAAAAATATTTCTGCAAAACTCCGCGAAGGATGGGAGCCCGTAAAGGCTTCACAACACCCTGAAGCGCAAACTTATATCGATCCTAATTCTCGATTTAAAGATGCGATTGAAATTGGTGGACTTATTCTTTGCAAAACACCGGCTGAGTTTATTGACCAACGCGCTGCGTACTACCGTAATTTGGCTGAATCGCAGATGCAATCAGTAGACAACAGCTTCATGCGCGAAAACGACGCCCGGATGCCCCTGTTTAGCGATAAACGCACGACAGTGACTAAAGGTGCCGGTTTCGGTTCTGGATCTTAATTTTTTGGAGTCTTAAATGGCACTAACTGCTGCACCCTATGGGCTACGGCCCATCAATCGTATCGACGGCATGCCCTATGCTGGCGCTACGAGTCAGTTCTTAATCGACCCTGCTGGCGAAGGTACTAACTTGTTCTACGGGCAAGTTGTTATCATCGGCGCTGACGGTTATATTGCTTTGTCTACCGCCACTGGCGCAGACGTTACTACCAATAACCTTGGTGGTTCTAGCGTAGGTGCAATCGGCGTTTTCGTCGGCGCATCCTATATCAACGCACAAGGCCAACAGATTTACGGTCAGTACTACCCCTCCGGCACAACCGGCGTGGTAACTGCATACGTAATTACTGACCCGTTTGTTACTTTCCAAGCACAGCTAGATGGTTCTGGCGCTCAATCAGTTTTGGGCACTAATACCTTCTTTGCCGCTGTACAGAGCACTAGCACTGGTTCAACCCAGACTGGTAACTCAACCAGCG